ATATGCCGCTGAGGCTGAGAGAACGGCCAGTGATCAGCAGATTGCCCATGCTGACAACTTGATTAAAATTTTGACACATACACCGAGGTTAAATAATGGATAAAGATGATCTTGTTTTAACAACTATGGAAAAATGTAGATTTAGAAATTGGATAGTTGAATTATTTTATCAAAGTAGAGATGTATTAGAATTTACATTAAAAATATTGGGAATTTGTATTTTATCCTCATTATTTACATATTCTATTTCGATTTTATATTTTAAATATTTTAAGTTAATTTTATCTTAGAATAAAAATAGAGGGGGTTATATGGCTACAGAAACAAGCAATATTGACGATCTATTGATGGGCGGTAATGTTTCATCAATGCAACCCGAAACACCCGAACATCAATATTCAGAACAAAATACTGAAGAAGAATATCAGGAAGAAAAACAGCCAGATATTATGGAGGACAACTATGCTCAGGATGAGCAACAAGAAGAATCTGAAGATATTAAAAAATCAGAAAAGCCAGACTTAGACGATTACGGTAATGAGAAGCCAAAACCAAGGACATATACAGAAGATGAGGTTAACGAACGTATCAATAAAGCAGTTCGTGAGCGTCTTGCGCGTGGAAATAATCAGGAACAACAGCTATCCCAGCATCAAGTTCAACAACAAGTTAAGAATAACTTTGAATATGATGAAAATTCTAATATCCCATGGGATAAACAACTTAAAAATTTTATTAAAGATACATTGGTAGAAGTTAATCAAGAACATCATCAAGAACAAGAGCAGCAAATTAAAATGCAGGCTCAGCAAGAATTCAGAGATAAGTTTTCACGCGGAATGGATAGGTTTAATGATTTCGTCGATGTGGTCTCATCACAACCAGTAACCCCCGCTATGACCGCTGCAATGCGAGGTATTGATGATCCAACCGCATTTATTTATGCAGCCAGCAAGAGACATCCGCAGGAATTGCAACGCATTTCAAATCTTAGAGACCCTTATGCTCAGATGGTTGAAATGGTGAAGCTTGAGGAGAGAATGCGAACAAAACCTCAAGGTACTAATGCCCCAAGGCCAGTTTCTAGAACCAAGGAAGACGGTCAATTCAAAGAGCAAGCTAAAAAACAAGATAGCGATTCTATTGAAAGCCTAATTGTCCAATCTGAAGCTCGTAAAATAGCTAAATTAAAAGCAAGAAGGGGTAATTAGTGGACGATGAAAAAATTGGTTTTATAGAAGTTGGATACGCCAAGTTCCCGCTTTATTATGTTACGTGGGATTCTTTTAATAAATCATGGAAAGAATTAAAAAAAATACGAAATTTACCCAGTATGATTTATGTTAACCATTTTGATGAGTTTTATCTATTACCATTGCCACACTGTGATTTTAACATTACTTATCACTCAAATAGAGACAAAGATGTCATAATAAATGCTCGTGCAAAAGATTGTCAAAATATGTTTTGGTAAATATTTTTTAAATAAAAGAGAGAGGGGAAAATGGAAGATAAGGAATTTCTAAGCTTTAAAGATATAATGGATAAATTAAGCATTGCTAGAAGTACGATTGATAGATGGGAAAAAGAGGGTAATTTCCCAAGGAGAATTAAAATAAGCGCTAATAAGGTACGCTGGAAATCAACTGAAATCAGTGAGTGGTTAAGAAACAAAGTGAAAGAAAGATAATTGAATTGATCGTATTGACACCAAAAAAAAAAAGTTATAATCTTAGGCTGACGAGTATTAGGCATCCCGTCAGCCAAAACACATAGACGCGTAAATATTGTCGCCCGTCGGACAGAGGAATAAGAGCGCCGTTCTTTAACGGTATTTTTATGAATTTGTCTATGGAGTGGACAGCATGCCGAATGTATTTAAAGAAACCCAGTATGTCTTAGATGATGTATTTGTTCGATTTTGGAACAGTTTAGCTTTCGCTAGGACAGCAAATAGAAACCTAGAAGGCGATTTTAAGAATCTACGATTCGCAACAGGTTATTGATTGGCCTCGCCTATCAGTAATGATAGGTTGTAACTGGGTGAATTCAGGGGACATCTCAAGTAGACAATCCTGAGCCAAGCCGCAAAAAGCGGAAGGTGCAACGACTATCCGAAAGGAGTACGGCCAAGTGGCCGGAAGCGCCCAGCCCCTTAAAAGGGTGAAGATATAGTCTGATCTATCAGGTGACTGGTAGCTGCCTAAGTACAGGCGGGTTGGTAAATAACGAAACCAGCTGAACAAATTGCAAACAATTGATTATCGTTTAGAAGAAAGATATCTAGCAGGTGAAGGTGCTACAGCCACCGCAGAGGCTCGCGTACAGGTAGTCAGACCTCTTTCTATTACTAAACAATTCCGAACTATGATCGAATATACAGGTTTTAATCTAACCTTCGATCGTGCACGAGATGAACCATATCTTGAAATGGCTAACGCCCCACGCGCTAAACGCCTGGCAAACTTAGTCGAAAACTTCATCGGAGGCCAAAATTTTTGGCCTCAAACATATCAAGCAGTTGGTACTGCGGGAACACCGGTCAGTCTGAACACTATTTTAACAGCTGATGCATATATGACCGAACTTGCTATACCTGAGGATGGAAAACGCTATTGCGCTGTTCCCCCTCGGATTGCAGCAGGTCTTGCTAATGATTTATTTAATGTCTTCAATATGACTGTTAACACAGGTGCATTGATTGACGGTTTCATAGGTCATTTATCAGGTTTCGACTTCTTCAAGACCAATTTTCTTGGTCGACAAGTTGCTGGGGCTGGTGAGGCTGGCGGTTCTCCACCTGCCGGATTCTTGCTGGCCGGAACAGTGACAAATGGCCCTATAGTTGGTGGAAATACTATAAACGTAACTGGTCTTGGCCAAGCGCCTGGAACTATTGTTTTTAATGCTGGAGATATTATCGAAGTTGACTCTTCATCTGGCGTTTTTATGATAAATCCATTGACTTATCTGCCATTGCAACAGCAAGCACAGTTTGTCGTAACTGCACAAGTTATAACAACAGATGGTAGTACTGCCTCCATTACGGTTAACCCAACAATAGTTATAGATGGACCTCGTCAAAACATATCTGCTGCCATCCCAAATGGCGCTCAAATGTTATTACGAGCCTCTCATAACGTGAGTCTTGCTTACCATACCCAAGCGATTGTTTTTGCGGCTCCTCCCATCAAAGAATTGCGAGGTGGTGTAGAAGCCGTTACTAGATATTCCGACTTGTACAAACTTTCTATGACCTATTCACTGGGTGCTGACATCAGAAACTATGAACAGTTGGATCGTATCGACTTAATCTGCGGCGTTGCAATCAATCCTGAGTTTGCAGTTCGTATTTGTTCGTAAATTCCAAGGGGCGCAAGCCCCTTTATTTCATGAGGGTGAGATATGGCTTCAGATTCTGTCCTATATAACGGTCGCTCAGTATTAAAAGAACATTTTAGGGTCTTTTTATACGGCAGTGATAGTTCTAAAAAGCTTGTTAATAACTATGAAGATTACGAGAAATCAATTGCAAGTGGCCTTTGGTTTGATTCTTTAAAAGCATTAGAAATTAACAACAAAGACATCAAGGCTAATAAAAAAGCCAACACAAAGAAAAAACCTGTCTTCACATCAGGAACATTTGAAGTGACCAATGATGGTCAAGAAGAACAATAGGTAAATTATGGCATTAATACCTTATACATTCAGAGATTTTGCGTTTCAAGTGTATCGTTTGATTAGTGCATCTAATCCTACAATACCCCTTCATGGAGATGATGAAAAACTCTGTTTGCAGGTATTAAATCAGCTAATCCAATCTTATGCTAGTACTGGTCAGATGCTTACAATTGCAAAAACCGTGACTTGTCCAATTAACAATGGGATTCATACGGTTAGATTCGCAGATAATAACTATCCAACAGACACTACAATGCGTGAATTGGTAAATTTAACCATAATGTCACCTTCATTTAGTGTGGCGGATGGTACTTTGTACAAAATAGGGGATGAAGTCACGGGGAATGGTATACCATCATCCTCCATTTTATCTATAGATGGAAATTTAATCACTATAAGCAATAGCGCAACCATTACTGGTCCGTCAACGCTCACATTTATACAACCCGAAGTTATTCCTGGCATTGCATTCATCAAAGAAGGTAGGCTTGCAAATTTAAACAATGCCTGGTTGGTTTTGTCTGGAGTCACTTACCCATTGATTGATAAATCGCGCGATGATTACCTGGCTGCGTGGAAATACGAGCCTTTACAGGGATTGCCACGCTTTGCAATCACTTTTCCAAACACAGAATATGTTGATATACGGCTATATCCTGCACCCAGTCAATTTTTTGAGTTCTTTTGCCGCGGG